TACATCAGTTACTTACACTTTAATACTTCGTACACGAAAGGAAACATATGGCGTTTAAAGATTTAAAGAATAAGTCCAAGGATCTCTCAAAGATCACCCAAGAGTTGGATAAGTTGAACAAGGGTGGAGCAGAGTCTTATAAGGACGACCGGTTCTGGAAGCCCGAACTGGATCAAGCATCAAATGGTTTTGCGGTAATTCGATTCCTACCGGTCGTTGACGGTGAGGATGTTCCTTGGGCGCGTGTGTTCAGTCACGGTTTCCAGGGCAAGGGTGGATGGTTCATTGAGAACTGCCCAACTACACTCGGCAAGAAGTGCCCAGTCTGCGAAGCAAACAACGAACTTTGGAACAGTGGCATTGAAGATGACAAGACTGTTGCGCGTGATCGTAAGCGTAAGTTGAGTTACGTTGCCAATGTCTATGTTGTTTCTGATCCAAAGCACCCAGAGAACGAGGGAAAGATTTTCCTCTTCAAGTTTGGTAAGAAGATCTTCGATAAGATCATGGAGAAGATCCAACCGGAGTTCCCAGACGATCAGCCAGTCAATGTGTTTGATTTCTGGCAAGGTGCAAACTTCAAGTTGAAGATCCGTAAGGTTGCGGGTTACATCAACTATGATAAGAGTGAGTTTGAGGAACCATCAGCACTCATGGGTGGTGATGATGCGAAGTTGGAGTCTCTTTGGAAGAAGCAACATGCTCTCAAGGAGTTCACCAATGCCGAGAACTTCAAGTCTTATGACGAGTTGAAGTCCAAGATGGATTCTGTCCTTCGTGGTGGTAGCGAAGGTAAGGCAAAGACCGCAGAGGATATGGAAGATATCGAAGATGCGGAAGCCCGCTTTGGTTCTTCTGCAAAGTCTAAGCCTGCACCAAAGATGCCTGAAAAGAAGTCATCGGTTGACGAGGATGTAGAGGAAGAGGACGCTCTATCTTACTTTGAGAAGTTAGCCAAAGAAGAGTGATTTTATAATTAGGGTGTGAATGCTCCGAGAGGACGGTCCAAAAGACCGTCCTTTCTTTTTATGTGTGGTTGCCCATACTTGCACTTCTGCTAAGATCTTTTGTTAGTGCGGCATGCATACCACTATCATCTGGTGGTGTTGCTGATCCGCCACCATTATCTCCACCTCCACCGGACAACAATGTTGGTTGTTTTGCGGGTGCGGTATTGTAGTTGTTTATTATAGTGTTTCCGCCGGCAACTGGTGTGGGTGCTGCAATCATATCAGGCGCACGCATTTGCATTGCTTGATTTTGTAATTGATCTCCGCTTGGTGCAGTTGGTTGTGCTGGTTTTATTTTTGCTGCATCGTTTTCTTGTGCTTGAGATATTGTTTGTTGTAAATTTGCACTAGTAGCACCAACAGTTTCATTAGATGAAGTTACTTCTTCTATTCTATTTAATGCGTTTTGTTTAGTTTTTTCTTTTGCATCAGTCAGATACATTACTCCTTTTCGGATAGTTCCCCTTGTTGGATCTAAAAGATCTGACCAATGCCTTGAGGCTTCTGTTTGTGGCATTAATTCTATTTCTTGATTATTTGGCAAAATATAAGCATATCTTGCTGCTGTTGCAATATCTGGATTTTGTTTTAATCCACCTTGTGTTACTGGATTACTATCGAATAATAATTCTTTATCTTTGTCTGATAAAGTTTTATCATCTTTAATTCTGTTTATCAAAGTTGAATGTTCATCTTGTAAACTTTTTAGAGAATTTGATACCAAATCTGTTCCTGCGCCCAACAATCCACCAGTTTGTTCTACATCTCCGGCTATAATACCTTTTTTAGATATTTGATCTGCTAGATCTTTTAATACTTCTTTCAAGTGTGCAGAAAAATCTTGTATTTGTGTGGAATACTTATCTAATGCTTTTGTTCGTGGACTGGCAGTTTCTGCTCGTTTCTTTTTATCTTGCAATAATTTATTTAAATCTTCAATACTTGTTGAAGAAGAAACATTCATACCAAGAGTAGGAATTGTTGTTTTTCCTGTTTCTAGATTTGTAACAGTTCTTTCTGGAACATACATCCCACTTTCTTGTACTTCTTTTCTTTTTTCTTCCGGCATTTGCTCCAATTCTTTCTTCATTTGTGATTCCGACACGAATGAAGTTTTTTCTCCTTCTGGAGTGTTTTCAGTTTTTTTATAAACTTTTTCTCCATTAGCAAATGTATCTGTTCCTTTTGTTGTAGGTTTTGCTAAAGCCGCTTGAGCGCGTTTTTCACTTGCTTCTAAACCGGGTTTTATTAGTAAATTATACAAAAGCACACCCAATCCAGCAGCGGCAGCAATAACAATTAATCCTATTAATAATTTTGCCATCAACATTAACAAAGGACCAATTGAAGAACCAAGTGTAGAAATTATATTTGGTATAACTTTTTTTAGTATACCGTTATCTGATGCGATTTCTCCAATTTGTTTTTTCTCGGCGAGTTTGTTAATACCAGATGTTTTTTTACCAAATATTTTTTCTTTGATTTTTTCTTTGCCCGCATCAAGGCCGCGTTTTAATAGAGCCGATGGTGTATACTTTTCCATAGGATCATCTATTAATTTTTTCTTTCTTACCAATTGTACTCTTGGTACGTCCGATTTTCTTTTTACAAAATTTAAGTGTTCTTTTAATATCTTCTTGATATCTGACAACAATCCTTGTTCTGTTTTATTAATTTGCACTAATTGTTCAGAACTATTTGATGTATTTGTAGTTGTCGAAGAACTACTAATATCTGTAATACCAGTTCTTCCCCTTTTTGGAGAAACTGTAGGATTTGTGTTATTTTCAGCAGAACTTTGGTTTGTATACCTATTAACAAGATTTGTAGCAACAACTCCCGTTCCACGAGAAGGTCTTCCTGATTTTCTTGGACGGGGTAATGTTGGTTTGGTTTCTTCTGCCATGTTATTTTAATTTCTGGTTTCTTTTATTTATTTCTTCTACATGTTTTATTAATAAAGAAATATATACTTTTCTTTCCCAGGGCAACATATTTTCCAATTCCGTAAGGCTGTATTTGTGTTCTTGAATCAGTACAAAGTTTGTTTTGTACATATTCTGAAGGGTTTCACTTGACAGCCCTAGACGAAAAAATCAATAAAATTCTCCAATGAAATCTTTATTGGTTTATTTGTATATGGGGAAATCGCTTCACTCTCGTATTTAAGTGCCGGCATAGTCTCAAAGAATACATTAAGTTTAGAATACATTCCTTGTGTCAGACTTTCCACAAAATCTTGCAGTTCTTGCTTGCTGTAATCTTTTACATCATAAACAGATTCGCCATCATAAATTTTATCAATACAACTAGTCAATATCTTTAATCCATTTTCCGCTTGTGATTTTTTAGAATCCAAAGTTAACACGGTTTTAAGTGTTGGATATTTCATTTCAATAAACATCTTATCTGAAACTTTTATCTTCTTATTGTGGGTTGGAGACTTCACAATTTTTACACTATTTAGATCAATTTGACCGTCAAATCTTTTATTAACTTCCTCATCCAAAACACTTATTTGAATGTCTTCTCCTATAGATTTCTCTCGTAATTTTAGGAAAATATATTCAGCATCGAAGGATGGAAGATTATCTACATCTACTTTATCTAATAAGCAATTTTTAATTACTTGATTTAAAGCCAACACTATTTGATTTGGATCTTTGGATTCTGTTGCAATCAACAGAATTTTTTCTTCTTTAACCAAAAATGGTCTAAATTTTATAGTTTGATTATTTGATGGTAAAGTCAATTCAAAAGTAACAATATCAATTTTTGGTAAAGGCATTATTTAATCTCCAAATCATTGTGTAAGCGATGCGCTCTGGTACGAAAAAGTTGCAGTTTGCTTCAAGTATGAATCTTGCTCATCATAAGAATGCTGCACGGTATCTATATTTGTTAAAATTACGTTTTGTAGTTCCAACCCATAGCATTTAGTGTCATCTGGATTATAGGCTTCAATTTTTATACTTCCCCACAAATCTTGGGCATATTTAATAAATGTATCACCTGAAGTATTGATTATTGCTGCATCTATGCACTTGTATAATCCCTGTAGGACTGCACCTTTATTGTCTGCTCTGAATGTTATATTACAAGAATATGCGGGTTGTAGCGTATATGGTATTTTCATTATTGGTTGATTGTTATATCTACCATCTATGGTTTCCAATCCATATGCTGGAAATTCTACAGATTCGATTCTTTCTGGTTTCCAGTTAGCGCAAGGAAGATTTATTTCGACAGAAAATCTATTTGGTCTTACTAGACCAAGTACTGCGTTTATTGCTTGATTTACGTCTGTTAGTGGTTTAGCCATTACTTTTTATTTACCGCTTTTGATATTTCGGAATATACTTTTGATGGTGATATTCCCTTGAATACTGGTAAGAATGCCAAATAAGACCATTCTTCCGGTGTTGTTAATTTTGGTTTACCTGCAATGTTCTTAATTGTATAGTTGTTTACTGCTGTGCCAATATATTTAGCAAAGATTTTCTTAGTCAAAAGTGAGAATATTTTAACTCTGGTTTTTTGTAAATCCATTTCTTTTTGATTGAAAAGCAATGAATTCATCAATAGTATTAGTTTGATTCTGTCCATAGGTGGAACATAGTGCAAGTTTAATCCTGTTATTGTGTTACCACTTACACCAGTTACTATTACTATTGGAAATTTATCGTAGAATTTAGTTTTACTGTTTGGAATATACCGAAATACTATAACTTGCCCCAACAGTCTTCTTTTGATTCCCTTAGAGTTATCCTTGAGAATTTGCTCGTAATCTTTGGCAGATCCGGTTTTCTTTTTCCGAATGCCTCCGAGTGCGTTTTTAAACCATTGCACTGCACTTACTTCTTTTTCATTCAGTTTCTTCGGTTGGTTCTTTTCCACCAAATAGTTCTTTCTCGGTTATTATTTTAAATTTCCAATTACGTTTAGCAGCAAATTGCTCCGCAAAAGCCCATTTTGATTTATTTATTTGCCATTCTACTATTTCTTGCAAATACCCCTTGGTTACTTTCTTCTTTTTTGCTGGTTCTGAGCACTTTCTATGTGGTTTTATCTCTACCATATAAGTTTGTACGGAACCGTCTTTTTCCTTTACCTCTATGATAAAATCCACAAAATACCTATGGTACTTCTTATCTACGGGTGAGATATAGGGTATTGGAAGTTCTTCAGACGCCCAACGTATTATGTTTTCAGTATTGTCACAGAATGTCATAAATTTACGTTCCCAGAGAGAACGGTATACTATATTTGTCGGGTCCCCATTATATTTGGATGGGTTCTTTGGCTTAAACTTACCTTTATATGACATACATAGTATTTAGAAGAGGAAACTTATCTATGGCAAACATCAAAAATTTATTACCACCAGTACAAACCGGCAGTTCCGGTGGGGGCGGCGCCGGTGGTGATATGTTTACACTTTTGGAAATTTATAAAAATACCGATATTGTGGGTGGTTCCGCAGAAAAGACATATGTTCTTAGAATGCCAAGAGAAGTTAGCGATGTATTCAGTGCAGATTGGCAACAACAAGAACTTGGTGCAGACTTCTTAAATAGATTGATAATGCGTGCTATAGGAAATCAAGGACCTGGAGTATTAAATATGGGAACTGTTGGCGATGCTGCAACAGAAATTGCGGAAGGACTGGGGTTTGAAGGAGCAGTCAGAGATCGTGAACAAAAAGCAGGAGTTGCAAAAAATAAAATAAATACACTTCTGTTTAAAAACGCAAACATTCGTCAA